CACTGGATGGATGGTCGCAAAAAGCAAAGGTGCTTTCCTTTCTGATACTGATGATACAAACGTAACTGGAACAGAGTTGGTTACTAATGGAACGTTTGATAGTAATATAAGTAGTTGGACTTATACTGGAAGTGGTTCAGCAACTCATAGCAGTGGACAAATTGAAATTACTGGTGCTGTAGGTGATAAAGTATATCAAGATATATCAGGTTTAACTGTCGGAGAAACCTATGTATTGAGTGGACAAATTGTCAGTGGCAGTACTGGACAAATATCAATGTATCAAAATGCACACGCATCAAGTGGTGCTTTTATTGTTGGTTCTGGAAATATAGCTCCAGCAACAATTAATTTAGTATTTACGGCACCTACAACAACTGTTAATCTAAGATTAGTAAGAGTTACAAGTACAGTTGTTTATGATAATATTAGTGTTCGCAAGGCAGAATTAGATCGCTCAGCTAACGGGCAACCATATCAAGTGGGTGGGGTAAATTACAGTATCGGTCAAAATGCACTTGCTGTATTTGGAACAGTAACTAAAAGTGCTGTTGCCACTGATGCTGAACTGGTATCTTACGGTCCTTTCAGTACTAGTAATCGTTTAAGACAACCTTATAATTCTGACCTTAACTTTGAAACTAACGACTTTAGCATCATGTTTTGGATGTATAATACTGGAACAAATGATCATGAAACTCTTGTTAGTAGAGATGATAGAGAATTTGATGTATCAATACTTGATAATGACACTTATTCTAGAAGATTTAGAATTTATGCTGATAATTCTAGTAATTCGTCGAATAGTTTTGATAGTACCGATGATCCATTTCCATTAAATACTTGGAGTCATGTATGTGTAAACTTTATTGGTGGTAGTGCCTGTGCGGTTTATGTAAATGGTGTTCTTAATAAAGCTGGAGATTTGAACTATGATATTGACGACACTTCTCATGGATTAAATATTGGGGCTAGATTTGAAAGTGGAAGTTATGCTCATGCTGCAGATGGGACTAAATTAGCATTAGTTCGCATATCAAAATCAGCACCAACTCCAGAACAAATTAAAAAAATTTATAATGATGAAAAGTGTTTGTATTATGATAATGCACAGGCAACCTTGTACGGAACATCAGACGCAGTAACAGCACTTGCTCATGATGATTCTAATAATATATTACATGTCGGAACTTCTGCAGGTCGCAGTGAATTTCAGGGTTTAAATAGAATAAATAATACAACTACAGCAGTGACAACTGCGATTTCAGCATCTAACGGACTTGTAGCGGAGCAATAGTATGACAGTCAGAATTACAAAACCAGAATTTAATTTAAGAGAAAAGATAACAGAACTTGATAAACCATCTGGTATCAAAGGTAATGATTTATTAAAATCTGAAACTACTCAAGATGCGAGAGATTTGATCAGTGCTGGTAGAAGAAATTTAATAATTAATGGATCAATGGCAGTGGCTCAACGTACCACTTCTATTTCAGCACAATCGTTTTCAAGTCCTTTCTATCCTGTTTGTGATAGATGGCAACTTAGATCAGGTGGTCTAGATCAAGCAAATTTTGATGTTTCACAGCAGAACGATGCACCGAGAGGTGTTTGTACTAAATCAATAAAGGTAGATGTTAATGCTGCTGAATCTGCATTATCTTCAGGCGAGTACTTATGGATGGCACAAACAATAGAAGCACAAAATTGCTCTGATTTGGGTTTTGGTGATTTAAATGCATCAGATCTAACAATATCTTTTTATGTAAAATCAAATGTCATAGGAAAATATACAGTTTATCTTTATACTCAAGATCCTAATAGATATATTACAAGAACATACACTATAGATACTTCAGGACAATGGGAAAGAAAAATACTTCATATACCTGGTGATACTGATGGAAATGCAATAGTTCATGATAACGGAATAGGACTTAAAATTTATTGGTATCTTGTTGCTGGTTCAGATTATACAAGTGCTGATAGTAGAGCTTGGGCAAGTCACAGTAGTAGTGGTACAGCATATGGTCATGAGGTATTTTTTGCAGGCTCAACAAGTAATTATTGGCAACTTACAGGCGTTCAGGTGGAAAGAGGATCAAATGCCACTGAATTTGAAAATCGTAGTATGGGTGAAGAACTCATATTATGTAAGAGATATTATCAATCAGTTAGTGGTGAAATTGTAGGTTTCATTCCTAACTCAAGTAATCAAAGAGTTCCAATTCCAATGTTTCCAGTACAGTTTAGAGATGATCCAACTTATAGTGTTGATAGTAACGTTTTTGTTGAATTTAGTGCAGGAACTCATAGAACTGTTTCTGCATTTCATTCATCTACAGTTCATGGTGGTGGTTATGCACAATTGTCATCACCGTATCCAGCTAACGGTTTGTATTTGACAATTAAGGCTAATGCGGAGTTATGAACATGTATAAAATCGTAGAAGGTGAGACTGTTTGTATTGTAAGAAAAACTGATAGTGCTTTTATACCTAAATCTCCTGGTAATACTGATTATCAACGATTTCTACAGGACGTAAAGGAACAAGGAATTGGTATTGTAGAAGGTCCTGATATTGTCGAAGATTCATATGTTGAACTTCGTCAAAAAGAATATCCTTCTTGGCAAGATCAACTAGATAAAATGTACCATGATTTTGATGGATGGAAAAATGATATTCATACAATTAAAAACAAATATCCTAAGTCAATCACAGGTGGAACATCGATTGGTCCTGTTCCAGACTGGATTCAAACTGAAGTCGACAACCTAAATAGTTTGGATTACAACCCTCTTATATAAGTTAGAAAAAATTATGCCATATCTTGGTCGAGGACTTGAAAAAGGAAATTATCTAAAGTTAGATGACATATCATCACAATTTGATGGTAGTAAAACAACATTTAACTTAACCGTTGGTGGATCTGCCCATGTGCCAGGATCATCATATTCTCTTCTTGTGTCTTTAAGTGGTATTGTTCAGGAAGGAGAGGCAGCATATACCTTAGATCAAAATGAAATTACCTTTGCGGCTGCTCCACAGGCAGCTGATGATTGTTTTATAATTTCTCTTGGTACTCCTCTTGGTATTGGTGTTCCGAGTAATGGAACAGTAAATGGTACTCAACTTGCCAAACCTCTTAACTATGATAATTTTTTCCACTTAGATCATACAAATGATCGAGTTGGTATTGGCACATCACTTCCTACACAATCATTAGATGTATATGATGGTAATATTGCGATAAGAGATCCAGCAACCGCTTCACAATTCTTGGGTTTTTATCACAATCGTAATGAATTAAAAGCTTCAATTGACAAGACAGGAAATAATTTAACGTTTGAAAATGTAGACTCTGGTATTATTGATTATAAAATTGGTGGATCTTCTAGAGTATCAATCGGTAGCACTGGTAAAATATTTTTTGGGACGGATGATAACACATATTTTTATCGACCTGGTGCTGATACACTCGCATTTGTTACTGCTGGCACAGAAAGACTTCGCATTCGTAGTGATGGCCATATTGGTATTGGAACCGATGTAGTTAATAAATTAGTTTCAATAAAAGCAGTTCATCCTTTCTTAAGACTGGAGGCATCAGATACTTCTGACAAGAGATTAGATTTTCAAGTAAGTTCTGCTGGTATTGCTACTATCTCTGCGGAACAAAGTTCACAGCAGTTATCATTTAAGACTACAGGTGGAGAAGCACTTCGCATCAAAGCAGATGGAACAATTAATATTACAACACAAAATGGTTCTCTTGAGTGGACAGCATCATCAGGTAGTAATCCATTTATAAGATCTATTGGTGCTGGTCAAACAGCACTTGAATTTAATACTGGAGGAAATGAAGCACTTCGCATAGCACATGGTGATCTACTTTTAGGTGGTCATGGAACAAGAATTTTTGATGACGCAGATGGAGAAAATATAGTTGTTGATATCTATGGTGGAACAACTGCTGGTAAGAGAGGAATACTTGCATTAGGTGGTAGAACTGGTAGTGATGATGCCGACATCGGAACAATTCAATTTGTAAATGAAAATAATAGTGTCGCAACTGCTGCAAATCACAATCAATCAAAATTAGTTTCTTCGATTCACGTAAAATCGGAGACCAGTGATGGTAATGCAGGATCTGATTCTGGTGGTCATTTAATCTTTAGCACCAAACCAGAAACAGGACAATTAACAGAAGCACTTCGCATCACATCAACAGGTAATGTTGGTATTGGAACTGATAATCCTGGTCAGAAACTTCAGGTTATGGGAACAATTCTCAAAACTCGTAGTGATTCTGGAATTGGATTAATATATCTTCAAACTGATGCATCACAGAATGGACAGGTAGTAGTTAATCAGAAAGATGGAGTAACAAGAGTAAAATTAGATTCTGCTGATGCTAGTTATTTTAAGGGTGGTAATGTTGGTATTGGAACTGATGATCCTACAGGAAAATTAGAAATCAACAGTGCTTCCAGCACTGAGATGATAACTTTAAATGTTGATAATGATAACTTTGCGAGGATAGGACATAATTCTTCAAGTGGAACAGCAGTATTAGATATAAGAAGTGAAGGACATACAAGGTTTTTGACGGATGGAAATAATGAAAGAGTCCGTATCACATCAAGTGGACAAATTAAAAAGGCTCAAGGAGCAAATGTTACTTCATTAAAAACATATAATTCAAATTCTGATGCGTTTTGGTTAGATCATTATCAGTATCAGAGTAGTGGTACATACCAAAGATATACAGATATTGTTTCAGTTGGTGATGGTACTTGGGGTAGTAATATAAGATTCTTTACTAATGCTGATGGTAGTGCTAATACTTTTGAAAGAATGCGTATTCAATCCAATGGTATAGTAAAGGTTGAATCAAATGACTCTTCAGGATTAAGTGCTCATTTTCTTGTTAATAATTCTGAGTCTAATTCTGGACTATCAATCATGGGTTCTGGTAGTTCATTTAGTTCAGGTGGTTGGGCAGCAGTAACTGATGCTGGTATCATAAGGTCAAGTGCTAACAGTTCTAATGGATTAGTTCTACAAGCATCATCAGGTGAGATGAGATTTTATGTTGCAGGCAATCCACCAGCTGAAAGACTTCGCATCGATGGAGATGGGAAAGTTGGTATCGGAACTACTAATCCAGGAGCTCAGTTACATTTATATAGTGCAACTCCTGGTGTAAGAATAACTGATACAGATACTAGCGGTCCTATTCATACAAATATAGATGGTGCCTCTGGTTATTTAACTGTAGATGTTGGATCTGTTCATCGTGATGTTATTATCACATCCGTAGATCAGGCAAATGAAATAGTGAGATTTACAGGTGATGGGTCTGTAAACATTGGTGGTAGTGAACAAACCGATCATATGCTTTACTTGACATCAACAGGTGCCGCTTCTATTCATATTAGAGCAGATAGTAATAACACTGCTGGTGCAGGTGAAACTCATAATCCATCTCTTTCAATGTCTCAAGATAGTAGTAATGATGAGCAGTTTAAACTTGGAATGATAGGTAATGCTAATGAAGAATTCAATTCAAGTATAGCAAATGCTTGCTTCATTCATGCAAACAATAATAATAGTCAACCACTTCAGTTGGCACATATGGATAATATGGTACTTACCATTTCTAATATTGAAAGTTCTCACTTTCATTCTACAAGTGGAATTTCAATTGGTGGATTAAAGATTGCGAACCGTGGAAATGATACTGGTGCTGCGTTACTTTTACAAGGACATAATAATACTGGAACACCAGGACAACCAACAAACACACAACTTACTCATGATGGTGGTAGTTTAGTATTTGAAATAAAACATAATGGAACTAGAGCACTTCACATCAATCCTCAAAATAGAATTAGATTGCCAGGTGTACCTGGTGTTGCTGGTAGTGGATTAGTTAATGTTTCAATAGAATCTGATGGTAACTTATGCACTACAACTTCACTACGAGAATATAAAACTAACATAACTTCTATATCTGATACCTCTTGGTTATATAATCTTAATCCTGTAACATTTAATTGGAAAAAGAAAACAGAGGTAGACGGTGAAAATGTATGGGAAGATACTCCAGATGGCAATGGCACACAATATGGATTAATCGCAGAAGAAGTTGAAGTAGTTAAAAAAGAATTTTGTTATTATGATAATGATAATAAATTATCTGGTGTTCATTATGAAAGACTAATTGCACCGTTAATTAAAGCATTACAAGAACAAAAAACAGAAATAGATTCTCTTAAAGCAAAGGTTTCTGTCCTTGAGGGTTCATAAATAACTAAAAAAGACTAATGCCGATTGATAACCTATCCAAAATAACTTCTAGATCTGGAATCAACACTACGATTCTTTTGGAGGCAGGTAATGCAAATGTCACTGGGATTGTTACGGCAGCGGGATTTGATGGTCCTTTTACTGGTGGTTCTGGTAGTGATATTAATGCAGGAATGGTTACTGCAAGGGATGGTTTACATGTAGGTGCTGGTGGAACTATACTTTATGCTCTGAGTGAAGATGATGGTGCTATTGGTTTAAACAATACCACACCAAGCACTCAATATTATAACAATCTTGTAGTTGGTAACAATAACGCTGGTAGTTGGGGAATAACAGTTCGCACTAATTCTGCTAATAGTGGAAACTTGGCATTTTCAGATACTGATTCTGCTAATGCTGGAAGATATGATGGAAGAGTATCATATGAACACACTGATCAATCAATGCGTTTTCACACAAATGCAGCAGCAGGAGGAACAACTGAAAAACTTCGCATCACATCTGATGGTAAAGTTGGTATTAACAGTTCAACACCAACAAATACTTTAGTAGTACAAGAATCAACTGATAATAATTCATCAATTCAATTATTCAGAGCATCTACTGGTGGTGATATTGCTTCAATTAATTGGGCAACTAATCAGGGCAATCAAGCCAAAATTAATTATCGAGGTGCTACTCCATCTGGAATGCAATTCTATACAGGTGGTGGTGCTGATTCTGACTTACGTATGCTCATTGATCCAGACGGTAAAGTTGGTATCCAAACTAATGAACCCCAAGTAGCTTTACATGTATTTGATGGTTCTAGTGGATTTAGATTAGAAAGAAAAGGTACAAATATAGGATATCTACAAGCATCAATTTCGCACGGAACTCCTGTTGGTGCGAATAATTATGGAAGTGTATATTTCACTTTATCTCAGAGTACTGGAGATTATGTTTTTAAAAGTTCTTCTACTGAAATTATGCGTCTTGAAGCTGAAGGTAAATTACTTATCGGTATAGATGCATCAACATCTAGTAATGGAATGTTACAGTCATTTAAAGCTACTGGTAATGAAAGCACAATTGTAGTTGGTAATGTTGCCACATCTGCTGGTGGTAAATGTAGAGTAGATTTTTGCCCATCAAACAAGACTGTTGGAGCAAGAATAGAATGTCATGCTTCTGAAGATTTCTCAACAACTGCAAATCGAACTGCAGATTTAGTTTTCGTCACAAGAAAAGACGGAACAAATGCTGAAAAACTTCGCATCAACAACAGTGGACACATAACACCAGGTACTGATAACTCTCAAAATATTGGTAGTGGAAGTACTAACTTTGCTTCTATCTGGGCATCCACAAGATTTAGAGGTAATGATGATGTAAAACTTGTTCTTGGTAATTCACAGAATCTAGTTATCAGACATGATGGTAAAGAAAATATAATCGGTTCACCAGTAGCTGATAATTTGTTTATTAAATCTGGAACATTAGATGTTGATGATAAGTATATTGCTTCTTTTATTCATACTGGTGCTAAAGTCGGTATTGGAACTTCTACCATCTCTTCGCCTGATACTAAAATGCAGATATTTGATGGTGTTGGTACAAGTAATTATAGAACACTTGCTATCGATTCTCATGCTGCAAGTGGATCTGCTTTCATTTACAAACAACTTGGAAGTCAAGTTATAGCAATGGGTTCTGGTGGTGGTAATGTTCTAAGTGGCACAGCCACAACTGAAGGTGTGATTAGAAGTGAACATGCTACTGTTTTTGCTGTAGGAAATTCAGAAAAAATGCGTATCTATAACAGTGGCGGTGTATTAATTGGAGCAGAATCGGGTGAAGCAGGAGGAGAAGCAAGACTAGCGATTGACTGTCAAGCAATAAATGTATTTAACGATGTTGGTGATCCTGCCAATTATGGATTAATTTTTGCTAATGATCATACTATTAATACAGCTAATGGAATTGGTTTCTTTAATGATTCTGCATCTACTTGTGGTGGTTACATAGTTCATCAAGATAGAGGTGGTTCTAATATTGGTGATTTGATTTTTGGAACCGCATCTACAGCAGATACTCCAGTAGAAAGACTTCGCATCAGATCAACAGGACAGAGAGAGATAAGAAATTTTCATTATGGTCCTTGGGCATTTACAAATAATACTACAAAAACAACAATTACTGTTGGTGATCCAGGTGATAATAAGTTTACCACTATCAAATTAATATTGACATTAAGAGACGTTTCATATCGTCAAGGTTTATGGCAAGGTGAATTTACAATATTTGCATCAAATGCCACTGGTGGACCAGGTGTAGATTATAAACTTAAAAAAATCTGGGACCAAGAGGGTTCGTCAAACTGGTCAGGTGCAACAGTGTCAGTTTCTATTACATCTGGTGGTGCACTTCAATTTACTGCAGATAATGGTCATGATGATGCTAATGGTAATGCTTACATTCACATATTAGATGTAATTGGAGATATTGATGGATCAACAGTTGCTTCAATCTCATCATAAATAACTAAAAAAAATATAGATGGCATTTACTAAAATTACTGGTCCTGGAATTCATACGTTGTCTAACATCATGACTCACAACGTAAAGTCTTCTGGTATCATTACTGCGGTAAATGGAAATTTAACTGGTTGGTTAGCGGTTGGATCAACAGCATCATTTGGAGGAGACGTAACCGTTGGTGGAACATTAACTTATGATGACGTAACAAATATAGATTCAGTAGGTTTAATAACAGCAAGAGCTGGAATTCATGTAGGTGCTGGTGGATCTATAATTCATGCTGTAAGTGGTAATGATGGTCAAGTTTTAATTAATGCCGTCGCTGTTGAAGGTGGTGATAATACCAAACTTTGTGTTGTAGGATCTGGAACTCCTAATATTAATCCTTCAACTATTGCAGCAAGCACATTAGCAACCTTCCGTATGACTGGAGGTTTAAGTCATGCTGCTGGAATTTCAATCATAGCGGGAAACACAGGATCATCAGTACTTAACTTTGGAGATCGTGATAGTGAACTTATAGGTAGAGTATTATACAATCACACTACTGATAACCTCCAAGATTATATGGACTTCTATGTTCGGGGAGATAAGAGACTTCGTGTCACAGGAATTGGTTCTGTTCAAATTGCAGGTGGTGCAAGCGGTCATTTACAGATTGATGCTAATGGAGAGTTTGAACTTTTTGAGCAGGATACTAGTTTAGCAATGAACAATTCATCGAAAATTTCGATGGATTTTGATAGTACTAAAAGAATTGCCAGACTAAGATCAACTCATAATGGATCACATGCTAATTCAGTTTCTAGATCTCTCGCATTTTTTATTGGAAGTACAGAAGCAATTCGCATCAGAGATACTAATCTCAATGTTGGTATCGGAACTACAAATCCATTAGACAAATTATCAATAGCTGCTGCACCAAACTCATTAGTTCTTGGTGCAAAAGATACAACTAGAAATAATCATATATTCCAAATCTTGGCAGATGATTCTGCTGGTAATGGAGAACTTCGTTTATATAAAAACTCTGGATCTGGAACTCATGAAAAAACAGTAGAGATTGCCTCAAGTGGTGATACTTACTTCATGGGTGGTGATGTTGGTATCGGAACTGATAGCATAAGCCAACCACTTAATATTAGAAGAAGTTCTGTTGATCAAGCTGAGTTTGGAGTTAGACTTGAATATGAGAATCTTACTGGACCTACCGTAACAAGTGCTGCTGTGTTGGTTAACGGTAATGGATTACAATTTAGGAATTATAATAGTAGTAGAACTTTTATTTTTAATAATGGTCATGTTGGTATTGGAACTCTTGTTCCTACTGCACCAAGATTTAGTAGCACTGTTTCTGGACTTTTACATTTAAGAGGAACTAAACCTTCTTTGTATATAAGTGAACAGGATAATCATGATCCTGATGGTAAAGAGAGAGCAATTTTCGCAGGGCTATCAGGTGGAAGTGCTTTTATTGGTTCTAATGGTGATGATGGTATATCATTCCAAACTGGTAATGGATCTACATCAACAAAATTAAGCATCAACACAGTTGGTATTTGTTCAATAATAACTGCAGGTAATATTAACGACGGTTCGTATTATTCAACTCTTACTATTAACAATACTGGTAGTAATACATGGTCAAGATTAAGATTTGATAGAAATCGTGTTGCAAAATGGGGATTATCATTAGGTACAGATGATAAATTCCGTATTACAAATTTATATACAAATGGTACAGCTGCAAACCCAGATGATGATTGTCTTGTTATATCGAATACCAGTAAAATTAGTATAGGTGAAGACGATCCAGAGGATAATCATGTATTAATCCGTGGTTCATCAACAGTTGGAACCAAGAGTGGACATATAATGTTGACTGGAGATAGTGCGACAGTTGATGAAGGTCCACAAATCGTATTTTCAGAAAGTGGCAGTGGTTCTAGTTATGCTGGTGGTTATGTTGGATTTTTAAGACAGGGTTCTAATAGTATTGGTGATTTAGTATTTGGAACTCGTGAAACTTCAGGTAATGCAGATACCGTTCCAGATGAAAGACTTCGCATCACATCAACTGGTAATGTCGTTATCGGACATAATTCTGCAAATGCTAAATTACATCTTGCTTCGGGAACAAGTAGTGCGGTTGGTGATTCATCAAATCCAGCACTCCAAATTGGTAATACAACTAACTACAGATTTGGACTTTATACTGATAATGAAACTGCTTTCTTTTATAATAAGAATGGAGATGATGGATTTCACTTTCTTACAAAAACTACTTCAGGTGGTAATGCGACAAAATTTAAAATACATAAGGATGAAGTCTATGGTGTAGATAATTTTGCCCAAACAGGCACGGGAAACCAAAGTAATGTTAATCAACCACATCCAACTGGTGTAATTGAATGGCAGAATAATTCAGACAATACCATACAGAGATATAATTGCTACATTCAAGCAACGGGTCAAGATGAAAATGATATGTATATTACGGTTCGTAACTCTAGTTTTTATAGAATTACAGTTAAGGCATCACATAATAGTACTCAAGCAGATGTTGCGATGTACTTAGTATATGGATTGAATAGTCAGGTAGCTAGTAATAGAATTACTGAAGTTATAGATACTGGTCAATTTGATTGTACTAATCATAATACCCATGTTAATAGTCACGATAGTACAATCAAAATTTCTTATGGTGGTAGTGCGAACCAAGGTTTGAGAGCATTCGTTGAAACCATAGGTGGATTCTAATAAGATAAAGTGTTGCTTGAAACACATAAAGAAGTGTGATAGTATAAGAAATAATTAAATTTATAAATTATTATTTTAAGGCACAAATGAATTTTACTGTATATTCAAAGAACGGATGTCCATACTGTGATAAAGTAAAAAAAGTTTTAGAGTTGACAAACAGTCAGTTTGTGGTGTATAATTTAGATGAGCATTTTGATAGAGCTTCATTTTATGAAGAATTTGGATTTGGATCTACCTTTCCACAAGTTATTTGTAATGGAGATAAATTAGGAGGATCTATTGAAACAATTAAATTTCTCAAAGAAAAACAAATCATCGGAGGATGAGCTAAATAAAGTCAATGACCACATGAATCGTGGTTTTGAACTTATACTGAATGGGAGGAAAAAAGAAAACCTAAAAACTTTTAACATTCAATTTCCAGGAGGTAAAAAAATGACCATTGACACCAATGTTATAGTAAGTTTAGTACTACCAGTCTCACTGTTGTTTTTCTTTACTGGAATTCTGACAGGTTGGGTCGCAAGAGACTATCTGATGAACTATCGGGAACTACCAAAACCTCATCCCGAAATGTTTGATGGAAATGGAAATTTAGTTCCAGATGAGGTTATAGCATTTAGATTTGAAAACAATTATGACTACGAAATCGACGAAGAAGATGACAACTAAAAGAAAAACCACAACTGTTAAGGTAAGTTCTTCTTTAAATCTTCCAAAAAATCCATTTGCCTTTGAAGTGTTTGATTTAGTATCAAGACAAAGATCAAAAGCAAAAAAAATTGAAGTTCTAAAAAAATATGAACACGTATCACTGAAATCATTATTCATCTGGAATTTTGATGAGTCTGTAGTTTCAGTTCTTCCAGAAGGAGAAGTTCCTTATGTAGGATATGACGATCAGAATACTTATAGTGGATCTCTTTCTACAAAAATCAGTGAAGAAGTTCGTAAAATGCACGAAATGAGTAATTTTTCGTTAGGAGTGAGTGATGATCAGGGTCGTACTACAATTCGTAGAGAGTTTAAACACTTTTATCGGTTCATTCGTGGTGGACAGGACTCATTGAATGCGATTCGTAGAGAAACAATGTTTATTAATATTCTTCAAGGACTACATCCACTTGAGGCAGAAATAATATGTCTTGTTAAGGATAAAAAATTAGAAACAAAGTATAAAATTACAAAAGAAGTTGTAGCAGAAGCATATCCAGATATTGTTTGGGGAGGTAGAGGTGGTAGATGATGGCAACTAAAAGCACTGAGAAAAAAAATCCAACTTGGTCTGCGGAAGAGAAAGAGCAGTGTCAAACAAAATATGGTTGTGAGGTTATTATGGATAATTCTTCCTTAGAAAGTGTTCGTACTAAAAAAGCTCCAACTGATTCGTATATTGTCAAATATCTTTATAAAGATAAGGTTTGTTTTGATTTAACAAGAGGAACTAAGGTTGATATATTTGATATGTATTATGATAAATTTAAATCTGATTTAAAAAGCATTGACTATGGATACGGAACTATAAAACCAAGCATATGGAACTACCAGTCTCCACAAGCACCAAAGAAAAAAAAGAAGGGGCAAAACCAAAATTGACTTTTTTTTCCAAAAATAGGCGAAAAAAAATCCCGCCAAAATTTTGACCTGTAGGGTTTTCTGTAACAGATATTACACTTCTAGTTGACTATATAGTGTGGGTATGCTAACATACCTTTACGTTCATCCTATGGATATTCTGTTATCAGCACTAATTCTTGCCAATCACGAACCAGTCCATTGGACTATTAAGTGTGAGGGATGGAAAGATCTTACTTACGAGGTTCAACAAGATCAATATCTTGATGAAGTATCTAAGAGAGATCTTATTGGATACTTTAAAACTAAAGTAGAAGAATCGTGCGACTTTGAACTATAGGACGCAAGTAAGCCGACACGGAACGGGTTCGTTCATCCCTTCGGGGACGCAAATGCCGACTGAAGGAACGGGGCTAAAAATCCCTACTACTTACAGGAGAAAACCGATGGCACAAGTCACATACCGTGGTGTTGTTTATGACACCGACAGGAACAAAGCAAAGCAGACTAACAAGGTCGATCTAACTTACCGTGGTGTAAGACAAGAAAAAGAACTTACAAGTCTTAAGTGATTGAAACTCTTGAGATATGCGTAGCATCTGCTATCTTTCTCACAATCATAACTGCTGAAGTTCAGTTCCTATACAAGAAGGGTTGATACCCTTCTTTTTTTGTGCTATACTAAATAAAATGAAAATTTCTTATGGAAAGAGAAAAGTTAAAACTACTTGTTCGTAATTTAGAATTAGTACTTGACTCTCTTAAGGCAGAGGTGTATTCTGATACGGATGCTTATAAAAACTCAAAAGCATTTAATCCACCAAAAGATTACGATGAACTTTATGACGATGACGATGGCTATCCAGACTAATAGAGCGAAAAGACTCATAAAAATGCTTCAAAGACTTCTTAAACAGGAGCAGTTATATACCGATGAACAACTAAAAACCATGAAATCACAATTAAAAGTGATAAAGGAAGAACTTGCGGCTGCTGAAGCAAAAAACTCAAAGGGATTTGGAAAATGAATGTAGAACTTATAAGTATCACACCTGATGCGGAAAAAACAATGGCACATATTGCCAGAGTTTCAAATCCAAGTAATCAGGATAATCCAAATTATTCTGGATTACTTAAATATTGTATTAAACACAACCATTGGTCTGTATTTGAACAATCATCAATGACACTTGAGATAGAAACTACTCGTGCTATCGCAGCACAGATTCTAAGGCATCGTAGTTTTACATTTCAAGAGTTTTCACAAAGATACGCACAAAGTAATTCTTTGGGTGATATAGAATTACCAGAACTTCGTAGACAAGACACAAAAAATCGCCAAAATAGTATTGATGACCTAGAATCCGATATTGTAGAAAAATTAAATAAACAGATGATTACACTGTTTAGTTCATCTCAATCACTGTATAATCAAATGATAGAGTACGGTGTTGCGAAAGAGTGTGCTAGAATGGTATTACCACTTTGTACACCAACAAGAATCTATATGACGGGTTCTTGTCGTTCTTGGATACATTATATCGATCTAAGATCAGCACATGGTACACAGAAGGAACACATGGATATTGCCAAAGAATGCCAAAAAGTATTCATTAAAGAATTTCCAGCAGTCTCTGAGGCTCTAGAGTGGGTCTAAATAATCTTACACAAATTTAAAAATTATGCCGACATATCCAGTTATTCATAAGAAAACTAAAGAAAAGAAAGAATTGTCCATGACCATGAAACAATATGATCAGTGGAGAAAAGACAATCCTGATTGGGATAAGGATTGGCAAGCAGGCGTTGCTTCTCCTCAAGAAATGTTCAAATGGACAGGAGAAGCAAAGTCCAGTGGTTGGAATGAAGTCCTAGACAGAGCATCAAGACAACCAGGTTCAAATGTCCGTAAAAATCGAGATTATCAATTCTAATGCCAAGAAAAAAAAGAGCAAATGGTGATCAACCCATTGGTGTTGGACTTACTGCGAAACAATTAAAAAAGAAAAAACCTGTAAGTTCTGAATACTTAATTAATATAGAACCCTTAACGGATAATCAAAAACGCTTATTTGAGTCATATCAAAATAATAAGCAAGTTGTCAGTTATGGTGCTGCTGGAACTGGAAAAACATTTATTACACTTTTTAATGCTCTAAAAGATGTTTTAGATGAAAATAGTGTTTATGAAAAAATTTATATTGTAAGATCTCTTGTTGCGACTCGTGAAATTGGATTTTTACCTGGTGATTATGAAGATAAATCTGATATTTACCAAGTTCCTTACAAACATATGGTAAAATATATGTTTCAAATGCCATCTGATGCTGATTTTGAGATGTTATATGGTAATTTGAAGGCACAGGATACAATTAAATTCTGGAGCACCTCATTTTTAAGAGGAACAACGCTTGATAATGCGATTGTAATTGTTGATGAATTCCAAAACTTGAATTTTCATGAATTAGATAGTATAATGACAAGAGTTGGTGAAAATAGTAAAATTTGTTTCTGTGGTGATGCTACTCAAACAGATTTACAGAAAACTAATGAAAAAAATGGAATTGTTGATTTCATAAAAATTCTAAGAACTATGCCATCATTTGATCTCATTGAATTTGGGATTGATGATATAATTAGATCTGGAATTGTTAAAGAGTACATCATAGCAAAAATGCAGTTAGGTTTTTAATGTTTAAACATGTTGATTTGGATCTACCATCTCTTGAAAGAGAACACATAGATGGAGTTCGTTATTATTCAATTCCGAATGAGGATGAACTAGTTAAGTTAGTATCTATTACATCTGTTACTAGTCATTTTAATAAGGAAATATTTGTTAATTGGCGAAAAAGAGTTGGTAATGAAAAGGCTGATCGCATCACAAAAGCAGCCACAGTTCGTGGAACTGACATGCATACTTTAACTGAAAATTACTTAGATAATAAGGAACTACCCAAAGTACCACCTATCTCTGAATTTTTGTTTAAAATTGCTAAACCAAAGTTAAATTTAATAGATAATATACACGCTTTGGAAGGACCGCTATATAGTAAGCAATTAGGTATTGCGGGAACTGTTGATTGTATCGCAGAATATGATGGAGAGTTATCAATAATAGATTTCAAAACATCTCAAAAACCTAAACCACGAGAGTGGATTGAACATTATTTTGTTCAAGCAATGGCATACGGTTGTATGCTATATGAAATGAAAAATATTCCCGTAAAAAAATTAGTAATCATCATGGCTTGTGAAAATGGAGAATGCGTCGTTTATGAAGAACACAACAAAAAGAAGTACATCAAACTACTCAACCAATACATTAGAAAATTTATTCAAGATAAACTGGAACTCTATGGAACCAACTAAAGAACTAGAAAAGGCTATAGAGAATAAATTTTTAACACCTCAAAAATTTGCGATTGAGATTGAGAAAATTGTTGTAGAAGAAGAACTTAATTATATTGATGCAATTCTGCATTTTTGTGAAAAAAACAATGTAGAAATTGAATCAATTACAAAACTTGTCTCAAAACCATTAAAAGAAAGATTAAAGTGGGATGCGATCCGTCTTAACTTTATGAAAAAAACATCTAGAGCAAAGTTACCTTTATGATTGAAAAATTAGAAGCGACTGGATTTGTTGAACCATTTCCTCATCTGATATTTAATGATTTTTACAATAAAAGAGAATTAGAACTCATTTGGGAAGAACTTAATTTTTATACTAAACCAGAAAAATTTCTTCAACCAAAAAATTATGGTGGAATAGAAACTCATACGGATTCAAAAGCAATATTGTTAGATAATTTATATAAAAATTATAGTAAATCTAATCCAAAAGATGGTATTAATTATCGAAAAACTTCTAATATTTTGACTGTCAATAGAAAAGTTCTTTCAAAAGAAGTTTTAGAAGCATTTTCAAAATTACATCCATGTTGTAAAATTATTACAAAAACGAATTGGGATATAACTAAAGTTAGATATTATCATGATGGTGATTACTATAAACCTCATACAGATGCCAGTATGCAGTTTTTAGCATTCTCTTATTTTTATAAAAAACCTAAAAAATTTATGGGTGGTGAACTATTTTTTCCCGAATATGATTATGAGTTGACTTGTGATGATAATTCACTTATAATATTTCCTGGATGGGTTGAACACGGAGTAAAAAAAGTGAGTATAAAAGACTCAGATTACTATGAAGGAAATGGCAGATATTGTATTTCCTCGTTTATTAATAATGTAGGACGATGAAAAAATCAGAATTGATACATTGGAGATTACAGGCAATGTTGAGAGAACATAGTTTCTCAGATCTAGCATATTTGGGTGTTAGAAAAGATAGCATTGGTATGCCACAACACTGGTATATGATAGGTGATCATGAGGTTTCTTGTGACTCAATTACAGAATTAGAAA